GAAGTCGTATCCATGTAGTTCAGCCATAGTTATTATCCTTTTACCTTTTTAAGTTCTGTTGCGAAAGTTTCGTAGTCCAGTTTCATAGACTCTGGTAACGCCCACCGGGACTTGGCAACCCAGCCGGGGCGCTCTTGAGTGTGCAGGAAACGCTCACCAGCACCAACGGCACGGGTCTTCTTTTGGTTAAAGCCCACATCAGACTTCACGGTGTTTACACGGTAGTTCGCAAACATCAACAGATCACACCATTCGCTGATGAGGCTTGCGCCGCCCTTGTGAAGATCAAGTATGTAGCGGTCATAGGAATCCGCGAGTGGATCGTCGAACCTCTTCACCTGCGAATGTGCCAGCAAAATTACGCCCATGTTTTTTGCATTACGCAGTTCTTCAAGCATCCCTAAGATGTAATACCAAAGGTCCACCGCAAACCCAAAGCCCTTACCAAAGCCGATCTCATCAATGCTGTTCACTTTATTGTTTGCAGCAACTTGTTTGAAGATCAGCTTCTCCAGCCAATCGGCACTATCAATCACGACAGTCGCGTAGTCGTGCTTGTCTTTACACAGACATTCCAGTGCTTCCATTACTTCGCCATATGACGTTGCCAAGGGAAACCGCGTGACGGTCAGAGCATCCAAACCTTCTTCAGTCTGGATGAAGACCGGCTTGTCAGCCTGTGCCGCGAAGCTGCTCTTGCCGACCCCATGAGAGCCATAGAGAACCATACGCGCCGGTTTGCCAGCACTTGTCGTGCGAAGGGATTGTAGATTGATTGCCATTTTAATTCTCGTTCCTAGTTACAGTTACGGATGTCTTTGCAGGCTCGACGGTCAGGGCCTTGCAAAAGAGTTTGTAGGTTTCTGGTTCGTTGCTTTCCAAATAGCGGAGTCCTTTCAAGTCTAGTTCGGGTTTGTATTTAACGGGGGAAATAGCGTCGGGGACACCCAACGCTTTCACCAACTCCCAATCAACCTTGCGATTGAGACGGCCAGTGAGCGTGACCTTGTAAGGTCCAATCTGGTGAGACTCGCTGCCTTCGATCTTGGAAGTGAGGAATGAGAGAAGCTCTTCCTCGATTTCAATGCGGCGCTTGTTGGCCGCAGTCTCTTCGTTCTTCGCGTCCATCCAGTCTGACGCAGCATCTTCAACAGTACGGTTGGCAAACATCTTTGGTTTAAAGTTCATGATTTCCTCGGTTGTTGGGGTTTTACGCTTTGACAAAAAGGAGATTGCCAAGCCGTTGCAGCTATGTCAAAGACTATTTTCTCTACAACGGAGATTTATATGAAGTTGAGAAAATGGCTTGATTTGCAAAAGATCACGAACCGTGATTTTGCAAAGATGATTGAGGCTTCTGAGGCTGCGGTATCCCGGTGGATGGCTACGGACGATGACAAGCGCATCCCTCGCGCAGCACATATGGCGTCTATCCAGAAGGCAACAGACGGAAAAGTGAAGGCGCAGGACTTTTATTCTTGAAAGTCGTGTCCTTCACCGTGCCGGGGCAACCTGTAGCGAAGGGCAGAGGGCGTGTGTCTATACGTGGTAGTCACGCTGTCGTTTACACGCCCGAGAAAACGCGCCGGTATGAGAATCAGGTGTCGGCGTATGCGGCTGAAGCAATGAGACACATGCCACCCATTGGCGGGCCGGTTGAAGTTGTTGTCGAGGCGTTTATGATGGTGCCCGCCTCATGGTCGCTAAAGAAGCGGTTATCGGCCATCGCGGGGCAAATCAAACCAGTCACGAAGCCGGACCTCGACAACATCGTTAAAGCATTGGACGGCATGAACGGCATCGTTGTCGTTGATGACGCGCAGATTGTTAAGCTGACAGCCACCAAGCATTATTCCGATATCCCGCAACTCATCGTCACCGTCACTGTCATAGGGCAAGAATGACTGACTTCAACACGACCGCTACCCGGCTCGTAGAGCGGGGGTACTCGGTCATTCCGATCATCCCCGGCGAGAAGCGTCCCGGCGAGTATAGGGGCGAACAGTGGGTTGGTATGTCCAAATGGCAGCGGTTTTGCGATAAGACCGCCAGCAAATTTCATTTGGATACGTGGGCTGGTTGGCCCAACCCATCGATCTGTCTGGCGCTGGGACGCGCCAGCAATGTCACCGCTATCGACTTTGATTACGGTGCGCCGGAAGTGCGGGCCGCGTTGGAGGCGTGTCTGCCCCCGTCCCCGGTTAAAAAGGTCGGCGCGAAGGGGTACACCGCCTTCTACCGGGGCGTTGCGTTGGTGTCCAAGAAGTACCTGCTGGACGGCGTTTCGGTCATCGAGGTGCTGGCCCAGGGCAAGCAGACTGTATTGCCGCCCAGCGTGCATCCCGAGGGCATGGCCTACAGATGGCTGACGCCCGATACCCTGGAAGACCTTACGGCGTCCGAGTTGCCAGAGCTTCCCCAAGACATACACGATAGAATTGCAAAAGCCCTGGAGCCATTTCAAGTCAAAGTTGAAAAACAGGCCGTTAATGGTAAAGCTATCCATACCCCTCACTCCGGCGACAATGATAGCTTTTGGCGTGATATCAATGATACCGCGTTGTTAAATCTAGATAGTTGGGTTCTCAGGTTGATCCCAGACGCCAAGCGCGGCGCGAATCGAGGATACAGGGCCATTGCCCATTGGCGGGACGGTGATGATTTCAATATTGGCATTACCCCTGAAGGCATACAGGACTTCGCCCGCGAACCGGGCGGTATGACGGCCATAGACTTGGTTATGGCCGTGACCGGCTCCACCATGGACGGGGCCACGACATGGCTGCAGGACGCCCTAGGGATGCGCCAGGAGGCCGTTTTCGACGCCAAGGTGTTTGAGCCACCTCCCGCCAAGATTAAGCCCACAGCGCCCTGGAAGAAGGTTGAGCCGGTAGCGGCGTTTAAACGTAAGTCCGGCACCCCAGCGGCCAAGGGTGCTGTCGGCAATCTGACGGCATACATCAATGAAACGTCGATCCGCCCCCAGCCGGTGTTGGCCCTGGCGGCGGCACTGTGCGCCATTGGCACCCTGGCTGGCCGCAAGTACCGCAGCCCGTCCAATCTGCGGACCAATCTGTTCGCCATCAGCCTCGCGGACTCCGGGGCCGGGAAGAACCATAGCCGCCAGATCATAGACCGCATCTTTAGTGACTTCCTGGGGGCCGATAAGAAGATCGGCGGGTCCAAGATTGCCTCCGGCTCGGGCTTGTTGAGCGCCCTGCACCGCAGCCCGTCCATCCTGTTCCAGATCGACGAGTTCGGGATGTTCTTGGGCGCGATGCTCGATAAGCGCGGCCCAAAGCATTTGATCGAAATTATGTCGCACATGACTGAGTTGTTCACTTCCTCAAACCTGACGTACCACGGCATCGAGTACGCTGACCAAAAGGTTCGTCCCCGGCAGGAGATTATTCAGCCGTGTCTATCGGTTTACGGCACTACGGTCCCCAGCCACTTCTGGAAGGCGCTGGAATCCAGCAACGCGGTGGATGGTTCTCTAGCCCGGTTCTTGATCTTTGAGTCGGAGGAAAATTACCCCGACGATCAGAACGCGCCGGAGAAAGACCCACCCGCTGATTTGATTAGTCTGCTCAAAAGAATAAACGAAGGGATCGGCGGTCTATCGTCTCTGCTAGATGGCGGTCATACGCCGGAGTTGATGCACGTTTCGTATGACGATGCGGCCACCAAGATGATTAAATACATGAAGCTGGACACGACAAAGAAGCTAAGGACTTTAGAGGGAACGCCGTTTACATCGTTCTGGGCGCGGCGCGACGAATTAACAATCAAAGTCGCCATGATCCATGCCATTGGGTGTGATCCCGAGAATCCGATTATCAACACCTACGATGTAGAGTTCGCCCGCGCCATTGTAGATCGGTCAATCAATCAGCTAGTTGACGGTGTTGAACGCTACGTTAGCGACAACACCGCCGAAAACTATAGCAAGCGCGTGATTGAGATAGTGCGTAAGGCTGGTGGGTCTATGCAATCGTCAGCCCTGTGCCGCAAAACGCAATTCCTGGGCCGTGACCGCGATGCGGTGATGAAGGGGTTGATTGCGGCGGAGGTGTTGGTTGAGGTTATCACCGCCGCCGCTGGCGCGTCCGGTAGACCGAAAGTTACCTACCGCCTGAAAGACGCCGCGCCGTTTTAGTGAGTATACTTCTGGATCATCTCAGCTTGCGCGGCGGGGAAGCGTGTAAACACTTCCAGCAGCCGTATGACACCGCCATGCGGCTCGGTCGTGCCGGAGAGATAGCGGTAGATGGTCCGCAAGTCGCAGCCAAACACGGCGGCGGTTTGCTCACGGGTTAAACCGTTGGCCTTGCACCATGCCGAGAATTTCTTTTGTTCCGGCGTAAGTTTCATCTTCTGATTATTCACAGCTTATTTCCTTATACAAATTCGCGTTAGGTCCGCACGCGCCAAGGGCGTCTCGACATTCTGAGGTTGTTGATTTGTTAGCGCCGGGGTGGCCGCAAAGTCCCAGTTCGTGCACCGGCCAGACTGCGTATACGCATTGAAAGCAGTACAAAATACGCTGGTTAGTGACGCTCATGTGAACCACCACTCACCATCCACGATGCGACCGGCAACGGTGACCACCGTGCCGATGCACATGAGCAGACCCGCTGCGTAGATCGTCCATTGCGCTTCGTTGCTGACGAGGCCAATGCGGTAGGCCACCCCGGCCAGCCATTGAGACACGCCGACGAAAACCAACGTCGTGACCATGATTAAAAAGATGGCAAAGCACAGCGCGCCGATTGATTGCAGGTCGTGTTTCATGGTCCTACGTCCCCGTGGGTGGGGTGAGGGCCTTTGATGGCAAAATATCAAGCCCAAGGGCCTTCGCGCAGTCGTCCAAAGTCTCAAGGTGTTCG